TGTATAGTCTGCGCCTTTAGCACCGTTGAAGCCATTGTCGTAACCAACACCAACAAATGGAGTGATACCGGCAAAGCCAACTTTGTTGTTAGCAACTGTAGCTTCTAAGCTGTTTAACATGCCGCCACCGTCAACAGTAGCGGTACGAGCCTGTAAGCCCAATTGGTAAGAGCCAAAGCCTTTACCTGCACGAACATATTGTGCTGTGCTGTCTTTTGCCCCGTCAACACCTTTGACAGCGTCAACATCAACAGATACATAATCTGCGGCAAACGCAGTACCAGATAGGGCCAAAGCCAAGATTGCAATAATTTTCTTCATTTCTATTTCCTTTAAATTAATGACTTTTGTCATTACACTATTATATATCAGTGTTTGCACTAATGTCAATAGATTCTGAACAAAAGAAACCCGCCGAAGCGGGTTCTTGCTATTTTCTGTTACGAGGGATAACTCCCCTAAGCTGAGTTTAGGCAGCTAATGCGAACTGTGAGTCGTTTGCGGTTACTTTGTTTTGCTTCTTCGACCGGGTTACCCCAATCCTAACGGCTTCTACATTGCCGGACTGTCCATTTCTGTACTCTTGACCCAATCGATCCTGTGTCAGGCCCATCATAAACATACTTCATGGATGAACCCACTTGTTACCTTGCGGCTAGAGTATGTTTATGGTGGACCTGGCGGGCACTGCCCCCGCGTCTTGAATCCTTTTCTGTCTACTTCATACAGTCTTAACTTTTGACAGACCTCCCAGGGTGTGTGTGGCCTCTGCCGAGCCTGCAGGAATCTCACCTACTGCCTATCTGCTACGCAAACTTGCCCCTGCGAACGCACTCATATTTAATTAATACGAGTATAATTCAATACATTACCCGAGCCATATTGGCTTTCGGCAATTAGTTTGGCTTCCCAATCGTTGTTTGCATTAACGCGAACGTGTGCAGTTTGATAAGGATTTAAACGGATCCAAACTTCATAAAGATACATGATTAATCTTTCTTTATCGGTGTAATGTTGTGAGCTTGTTTACCTTTGTCGCCTTCTACCAATTCGAACTCAACTTCTTGATTGGTTTTCAGCGTTTTATATCCGTCCATTTTAATTTGACTAAAATGAGCAAATATATCATCTGTAGTTCCTGCCGGAACAACAAATCCAAAACCTTTGGAATTATTGAACCATTTTACTATTCCCTGCATACTTCTGTTCCTACTGTGTTAATTATATACGTTTCTTTGTGAAAAGTCAACCAAAATTTTACCAAATTATGCCATTAGTGCTAACCCAGGCGTGAATGCCGGACTTGGACTAACTACCATATTTGCTACCCTATTGGCTTCTGCTGTTTTGTAACCGTAACCACTATAATGGCTAACATGGATCCATCTAGTGTTGCCCGCTTTTTCTTGCAGTAATTGATCAAATGGCAAATTATCACGTATCCAAATACATGCATCTAAATATTCTTGCGGACCAAATCCCGGAATTTGAATATCCATTGCCATTCCAGCGCCGTGTTGTGCTTGCTGACTTTTTCCACCCGGTGGATTTTGTCTAAACGTATTGGTAACTATAGCACCTGGATATTTGGCCTTAATTGGCTCCCAAACATTGGCAGCAAGATTAGATAGGTTATGTAATAATTGTGGAACGGTAATGTGTCCTATCTTTTGCCCCTTACGGAACAAGTCTTGTTCCTTGAGATGCTTGTTGTCGCCCCCAGCAGGCTGAACTGCGTTTGGACCCAACGGAGTCGGCTGTGTGGTCCATAATCCTGTCTTTTTTGTAAAAGTTGCCAAAGACGTTTTTGGTGTTAACATCAATGTGTCGTAAGGGATATTGTCTTGATTAAATTGATTCCAGTCAGCTGCGATAACTGTGCCGGTCGACACTGGAGCAGGAGTAGTATCAGCAATGCCCACTGTTGTAGTGGCTGTAGTTGCCGAGGTCATGGCCCCAGAGGACACACCAACAGCAACACTTTGACTGATCTGCTGTGCAGCATATGAAGATGTGCTGAAATCGTCCACTCCGTCAGCATCTAACTGTTCATTTACATACGCAACTTCGAGCTCTGTAATTTCTATTGACGGTATAACTGCACTAAAGGAATACCCGCCGGTTCCGCCGGCAGCATTCCAAAGTGCGATCAATGTATTATTTGCATATACATTTGGACTATTATAAACATCGGCAACGTGAACAACTCCGTGTGCCGATGCACCTTTTACATATGGCATATTTTACCCCCCATTACACTTATTTAAGCAAGTGCAATGCCGGTAGTTCCTTGCATATATTGATCTGCGGCATCTTTTTTACTGGGGCACATTGCCAAAATATGTGAATGCTTTAATGTAATGCTATCTCTAGCACCTAGGAAGAGAAAAGGAATCATGCCTAATCCTTGTGGGCCCAAACTAACAGTTAGCGGTTTTGTAACGGTAACTGTGTCCGAGCCTTCTTCGTCTAATCTAGCGATGATTTCTTCACCGTTGATAAATTTAATGCTGACAACATCGCCTGTTGCCATTGGTTTTTGTAATAACATATTAATACCTATAAGTTTCTGGTTTGTATGGGCCTGCAACATCGACTCCGATGTATTCAGCTTGTTTGTTGGTCAGTGTGGTTAGCTCTGCCCCAATTTTCTTTAAATGTAGTTTTGCAACTTTTTCATCAAGAATTTTAGGAAGAATATAAAGTTCTCCCGGGTTGTATTCATTGAAGTTTTTAAACAGTTCTATTTGTGCCAGAACTTGGTTTGTAAAACTGTTGCTCATAACGTAACTAGGGTGACCAGTGGCACAGCCTAGATTAACTAGTCTGCCTTTGGCCAACATGATAATACGTTTGCCGTCTGGGAAAATAACGTGATCCACTTGCGGCTTAATTTCTTCCCATGTGCAATCGCCGAGCCCGGCTACGTCGATCTCGTTGTCAAAATGTCCAATATTACATACGATTGCTTGATCCTTCATCTGGTTCATATGCTCACGTGTGATAACATCAACGTTACCAGTAGCTGTTACAAAGATGTCTGCCTTATCTGCGGCATACTCCATTGTGACAACACGATAGCCCTCCATTGCTGCCTGTAGTGCGTTAATTGGATCAACTTCAGTTACCCAAACTTGTGCGGATAGTGCTCTAAGAGCCTGTGCAGAACCTTTACCTACATCACCGTATCCAGCTACTACAGTAGTCTTGCCGGCAATCATAACATCGGTAGCACGTTTGATACCATCAACTAAACTTTCACGGCAACCATACAAGTTGTCAAACTTAGATTTAGTTACACTGTCGTTAACATTAAATGCTCGAAATGGAAACTTGCCAGCGGCAATTGCTTCTTTGATACGATAGATACCTGTAGTAGTTTCTTCGCTAACACCAAGGATGTTGGCAACTAACTCGGGATGTTTTTCCATAACCCACCATGTAAGGTCATGTCCGTCGTCAAGCAACATATTAGGTTCCCATCCGTTAGCACCTCTTACAGTTTGTTCAATGCACCACCAATACTCTTCTTCAGTTTCTCCCTTCCATGCAAAAACAGGAATACCTAGATCAGCAATGGCCGCGGCAGCATGATCTTGTGTTGAAAAGATATTGCAACTCGACCATCGAACTGTTGCACCTAGTGCAACCAATACTTTGATCAGCACGGCAGTTTGAATAGTCATATGTAATGACCCCGATATACGAGCACCTTTGAGGGGTTGTTCGTCTTTGTATTCTTCTAGTATGGCCATTAGGCCGGGCATTTCGCTTTCGGCAATGGCAATTTCTTTATGGCCCCAACTAGCAAGGCCAATGTCTCTAACTTTGTAATCCATTAATTATCTTCTTCTTGTTTAGGTATTTCGCATAATGCTTCGAGTGTTTTATAATGCTCGTAGGCTTTTTTAAGAGCTGCGAAGTGCTCTAGTTTTGCAGGGTCTGGCACAAGTATGGCCAAACGCTTTTGTATATCTTCTAATGCTTTGGCAATGCTAACACCTTTGATCTTAACATCGCCTTCAAACTCAGCATCTGATGTTACGTGAAGGCCTGCACCGTTAGCAGTCATTACAGAGTTATTGTTCAGTGAAGACCAAGTTCCGTTGTATCCACTCGAGCCTGTATTGAAAGTAATATTACCATAGGTAGATCCGGCTGCGCCGATTGAAAATTGTCCGCTATTAGAATAGATATAGTTACTGCTATCCATACTGCTAGTATCTATAGTAATAGTGTCGGACAATATGTCATCTACATTTATACTAATGTTATCGTCTGAATCAAGTATAATAGTATCTTTATCATCCATTTAATCTTGCCCTCAGTTCTGTGAATCCACCAACGAGTTCGTCATCGATAAAAATTTGAGGCACAGTTCTTGCTGTTGGGATTGCTTCCAACAATTCCTCTTTGGTATAACCGTCGCCAATTTTCTTTTCTTCAAACGGGATACCTTTTTGTTTTAACAATGCTTTTGCTTGATCACAATAGGGGCAGTGATACTTACTCCATACAATAGCTTTCATTTTATTTTCCTTATAGATCTGGTAATTCGTCATAACTGACTGCATCACTCATGACCCCGATAACATAGTTTGTGCTTTCGTTTTCTTGTAATGCTGTTTGTTTTTTATTAATGTTAACGTGTTTATTAAACCACGGAATAGGACTAGATTTAGGATGGTCGCCTAGATACTTAATTCCTATTTCTTTTAATTTAGTAAATGCTGTGTAGTCCACAAAGTCTTTTAGAATTTGTGCGTTGAGTCCAATGACTACACCTTTCTTGAACAGATATTCTGCCCATTCTTTTTCTTCTCGGATAACATCCATGTAGAGTTGATAAACTTCAGTTTTACATTCTTCTTCAATGGGCAGAAAATCTGCGTCGTCTTTTGTTACTTGATTGATCAACCAAGCAGTCCATTCTGTATGCAACAACTCGTCTTGTAAAATTAAGGATATAATATTTCCATTACCGATATAGATTTTGTTTTCTACCATAGCCAGTGAAGTGGCAAAGGATACCATGAACCTTAGGGCCTCAAGTGCGTAGGATGCATGTAGGGCCATCCATATGGCTCGCTTGTGAACATTGAGATCAATGACCTCGCCCAACTCTTTACGGCTGTTGAGAATATGAAGATCCTCATAATAGCGACCAACACTAGCTGCCATGCCAACAATTTCAAGTGTGTCGTGAATCTTGTTGAATTCATCTTTTGGTACTCCGTATACATTACGAATGATGTGACTGTAGCTTTTACTATGAATACTTGTTTCAAAGAAACTCCATGTAAGTGCTAACGCTTCAAGCTCCGGGATTGATGACACTGGACCGAATACTTGGAAGGGTGCTCGCCCCTGAATGCTATCTAACGCAGTCTGTCTCAATAGGTTACTAGTGAAGATATGTTTAACTGCATCGCTGGCTTCCTTGTGATCCATCTTATCTTTGG